CCCCCACCATGTTTAACACCGCCCCCCACCCTCCCCCCACTATCAGCTAAATAATTTTCACCAGAAAACCTACTCTGACCAGCACTTTTGTTATACCAAGAAAAAAAGTTTTGATTTGCTCTTGAAACACGCCGACGCTCTAGACCCCTATATAAGTATAAGGCGAAATACTTATTGAGCCTTCTAAGGCAGGCATTAAGCCTGCCGTTAAGTGATTGTATATAACAGTGGGGATACTTCTGTCCAGACCCCTGTGGACCCCTACAGGCACTGGAGGAACGTTGGAAAGACAATTAGCACCAGAAGAAGCAAGGAAAGAACTTATCCTCTTGGTGCGCCAAGGGCGCACTATTGCTGATGGTTTAAAAGTTATTGGTAGATCTAGATCTTGGTATGATACCCAACGCCGAGAAGCCGAGGGCTTCTCAGCTTTAATAGATAATGCTCGGTTTAGAACACAGGACCTCGCTGGTGAAGCTCGGTCCAATTTGTCTGATTTTGCAGAGTTCTCTGAAAAGTATCTTGGTACCAAAGTACCACTCCATATGCTTAATGTGGTATCCATGTTGGAAGGTAAAGATCCAACCTGGTTACATGATTCCATGGTTTATGAAAAGGGATCGGCGGGCTTATCCCGCCTCTTGGTAAACGTACCACCCAACCATGCTAAGACCATGACCATCACAATTAACTACGTAACTTATCGAGTAGTTAAGAATCCCAACATTAACGTCATGGTTATATCCAAGACACAGGAACAAGCAAAGAAGTTTTTGTATGCGATCAAGCAACGCTTGACGCATCCTCGGTATGCTGACCTTCAGGTAGCCTTTGGTCCAGCCGATGGTTATAAAGCAACCGCCGACCAGTGGTCGGCTACCAAGGTATATCTTGGTGGCGACGTACGTGAGTCAGATGCTAAAGACCCAACTATAGAAGCTATAGGAATGGGCGGGCAGGTTTATGGTAACCGTGCCGATCTCATCGTCCTCGATGACGTGGTCACTCTGAGTAATGCTTCAGAGTGGTCTAAGCAACAAGAATGGATTAGGCAAGAAGTTGCCTCTCGTCTTCCGCCTGGTGGCGGTCAACTCTTGGTAGTTGGTACCAGAGTCTCAGCAGTTGATCTATATAAAGAATTAAGAAACCCAAGCCACTACACCGATGGTGTACTCCCTTGGTCATATTTGTCCATGCCTGCGGTCTTAGAATACGCAGACGATCCAAAGGATTGGAAAACTCTTTGGGAGAAATCTGAACAACCACTTACTGAGGATGATGTCCCAGACCAAGATGGAATGTTTGATCGATGGACAGGACAGCGTCTAACGGCTGTCCGAAACGAGGCAGGACCATCTAAGTGGTCACTGGTTTACCAGAACCTCGATATTGCGGAGAATGCAATCTTCGACCCGATGTGCGTCAGAGGCGCAGTAAACGGAATGAGAAAATCGGGTGCTTTGGTTGCAGGCGCAGCAGGTCATCCTGAAAACTCTAATAACTTTTTTAGAGTCATTGGTATAGATCCAGCAATGTCTGGAGATACCGCTGCCATCGCCTATGCGGTTGACCGCAGGTCACATAAACGCTATGTCATGGATGTTCACATCATGACTGCCCCTACACCTGCAGCAATCCGTTCTCTTATCAAGGAGTGGACCGATGCGTATAAACCGCATACGGTCATTGTGGAATCAAATGCTTTTCAGCTTTTCCTTACACAAGACGAAGAGATTCGTAACTTCCTGTCAACACGAGGTGTTAGTTATAGACCTCATTACACAGGAAACAATAAACAGGATCCCGAGTTCGGCGTAGCCTCACTCGCTCCTTTATTCGGCACCATTACCAAGCGGGATGGTGTCATGAATAACTTTAAGCATGCTGACGATAACTTAATTGAATTGCCAGATAGCTCGAAGAATGAACACGTAAAGAAGTTAATCGAACAACTTGTAACCTGGCAACCAGGAGTACAAGGCAAGAAACTCAAGATGGACGCAGTCATGGCACTGTGGTTCTGTGAGATCGTAGCAAGAGAAACTTTACTTACTTCAGCAAATGTACCTAACTTTTTAAGTAATCAATTTACTTCTAGAGGAGACATCGAGTCTCGGTACATCATCAACTTAGATGATCTAGCTGCAGCGCAGCGGACTGCGAGATTGTGACATTAATGAAAGATTTACAACAAGCCTTTGAGCAATTAAAAGCTCGTAACTCCGAACGTGATAGACGTATGCGTGAGGTGGCACTAGTAAGAGCAGGACAAGCAGATCAGGTATTCCAAGGATTATTTCCTGAAGGAGTATGGTCACGTCCTATCATTGCCAACCTTATTGATGTTGTTGCTCGAGATGTTTCTGAACAAGTCGGTGTTCTACCTACCATTACTGCTGCTGGGGATTCATCATTAGATGATAACCAGCGTACCAAAGCTGACAAGCGTACAAAGATTGCTAACTACTATGTAGCAGCATCCAGACTAGGTACAGAGTTACTGCGTGGCGCAGACCAACTAGCAACATACGGTTTCGTTCCTATTAGAGTTGAACCAAACTTTAAAGATAAGAGACCACACATCCATATTGAAAACTCTATGGGTGCATATTTTGATCAAGATCGTTTCGGTGTAGTTAATGTTTATGCTCGGCTATATCACCGTAAAGCAGGTGATTTAGCAGCACACTTCCCAGAGTATGCCGATCAAATTTTACAATCTGGTGCATGGACTCGTGGTGATGGCAACTCATTACTACAGGTTGTCCGTTGGACAGATAAAGACAAAACAGTTTTATTTTTACCAGATCGTGGAGGTTTAGTTCTTGCGACAACACCGAACAAAACAGGTACAGTCCCAGTTGCGATTGCTCAACGTCCTTCACTCGATGGCGAAGCCAGAGGACAATTTGATGACGTCTTGCCAGTGTATGCAGCGAAAGCAAGACTTGCGCTTCTTACGATGGAGGCTGTTCAAAAATCTGTTGAAGCTCCCCTTGCTCTTCCTAATGATGTTACTTCTCTATCCATTGGTCCTGATTCGGTCATTCGTTCGAACAGTCCTGAGAAAATTCGTAGGGTTAATCTAGACGTACCTCAATATGCATTTGCTGAGAACAATGTTCTAGCAGATGAAATGAAATTAGGAACTCGCTTTCCTCAAGCTCGTGCAGGACAAGCTGAAGGTTCAGTTGTTACAGGTCAAGGTGTTAAAGCACTTATGGCTGGGTACGACTCTCAAGTTAAAATTTATCAATCAATCCTTGGCGAAGCAATTGGTCAAGCAATCTCATTTGCCTTTGCAACTGATGAAGCATACTTCCCTGAGTTAAGTCGTGAAGTATCTGCAACAGCTAACGGAGTTCCATACAAATTAAAATACAAGCCAAGTTCTGATATCAATGGTAACTATGGCGTAACCGTTGAATACGGTTTGATGGCAGGTTTAGATCCTAACCGTGCTTTGGTATGGGGTCTACAGGCAAGAGGAGATAAATTAATTTCTCGAGGAATGTTGCGTCGCAACCTTCCTATCTCACTAAATGCTGGTGAAGAAGAGAGAGCAATTGACATTGAAGAGATGCGTGATTCCCTTAAGGCATCCGTATCTTCTATGGCTGCTGCAATTCCACAAATGGTAATGCAAGGTCAAGATCCAATGAAGATTGTTGAAAAAATGGCAAGTGTTATTACTGATCGTAAAAAGGGTATTCCTCTTGAAGATGCAGTAGCAAATGCTTTTAAGCCAGAACCAGCACCAAAACAACAACCAGCGCAACCAGGAATGCCAGAAGTACCAGCAGGTCCTGAGCCAATGGCTGGTGGTCAAGCACCACAACTTCCACAAGGTAGACCAGCAATGCAAGAACTTCTTGCAGGTTTAACTGGTGGAGGAAATCCAAATCTATCAGCGAGAGTTACTCGTCAAATACCAGCATAATAAGGAGAAACAAATGTTCGGAAAGCAAGGAAAATCAGCTAAAGCTCCAGTTCACCCAGGTCACGCAGGCAAGAAGAACAGTGGATCTGTTAAAGGTGGCGGACTAGTAAAGCAAGGTGTTACACCTAAAGGCATTAAAGGCAACAACAACAAAGTTAAGTAATTTCATTTTATAAGTAAAGGATAACAATGGCAGCCAAAAAGACTCCAAAGAAATTCAGGCAGGCACGTAAGGCTGCCAAAGTTGACGCTAAAAAAGCTTTTAGCGGTGCAAAGAAAGCAAGTTTAAAAGATCCTTTTACAAAATTTTCTAAAGATGATATTGAAGTTCTTAAGGAAATGAAAGCGGAAGCTAAGAAGGGTTATATTACCGACGACAAAGGTAATAAAGTTAATGTTAAACCTACCGAAACAGCGAAAGAGCGCATGGCTCGTGATCGTGCTGCTGCTAAAGCAGAAGCATTAAGAATGTATCCTTATGATAAGGCTGAATTAGAAGCCATGTCTAAGGCAGATCGTCAAGCTGCAGAACTTGCACAAAAAAGAATGTCTGAACCTAAGTCACAAAAAGCTGGCAAGCCAGCACCTAAAGTAACTGAGGCTGGAAAAGTTCGTAGTGCAGTAACTGTTAATGAGTTAAAGCCACAAGGAAAAGTAATAGGTAAGCCAAAAGAAAAGAAAAATATGCCTGCTAAAAAAGGTGAAGGATTACCTAAGAAAACACCTATGAAGCCAGCAGGTGCTAAGAAGCCAGGATTACCAACCGATAAAAAATTACCAGTTTCTAAAAAAGGTTTTGCTGCAGGTAAAGAACTTAATGCAGAAGGTAAAGCCATGTACGACAAGTTTATTAAAGAAGGCATCAAACCTAAGTCTGCACTTAACAAAGCTTTATTTCGTCAGGAAAAAGGCGCAAAGGTAGCAGCTAAAGCTGCAGCACCTATTGCTACAGCAGCTAAGTCTGCTGCTGAAAAAGTTAAAAGTCGAGTGCCAGCAGGTGCTAAACCAATCGGTGTAGGTACTATGAAGAACGGCAAACTTACATTTAAGTTTGATGATAAACAAATTAAATCTATTGTTGAAAAGAATAAAGCAGCTAAGGCTATTAAAGTACCTTCAACAGTTGTATCGTCTAAGCCAAACGTTCCAAGTAAGGAACTTGCTGTACGTCCTAAAGCAGGTCCAGTTGTTGCTAAAACTGCTGCTAAAAAGGCTGGCGCAAAAGCTGCATTTAAAACCGCAGCACTAGGTGCTGCTAAATCAACAGGTAAATTATTTACAAGCAAGGCTGGATTAGCCATAACTGCTGCAAGTTTACTAGGTAAACCAGTATTACAGGCATTAACAAAAGAACCAGCAGGTGCTAAGAAAGCAAAGATTAATGCTGCTAAAACTCCAGGACCAGAAGCAAGAAGTAATCAACCACGTATTACTGGTCAAGGTAAATTTGTTGGTGTAGGTGCAGGTGGATCTACCTATAGAGTAAATGCTGGAGATACATTATCTGGTATTGCTAAAAAGTCTGGCGTAACTCTTTCAGAGTTAATGGCAGCAAATAAGAAAATTAAAGACCCAAGAAAGATCTACAGAAATACCCAAGTAAATATTCCATCAAAAGGAAAAGTTCCTACTGGTGGTTATGCGGGTCCTGTTCCATATCGTCCTAAAAAGAAGTAGGTAACTTATGTCAATGGTTAATCCTGCTGCTATTCCTATGCCTGGGGCAATGTCTAATCGAAGTGACTTGCCTCCAGCACAAGGTGCGAAACGATTACCAGATGCAGCATATGGTGAGCAACAGCAATTTTTAGCAGAACAAAAATCTGCTCCTATGGCTAAAGCACAAGATCCTTCAGCAAACATTATTCCATTAGGTGCGGAAACCCGCAGACCAAATGAGTTTGTTACTGCTGGGGTTAATGCTGGTCCTGGTCCTGGTAGAGAAATACTTAATTTGCCAAACCCAGCAGAAACACAAATTGCTGATTTGTCTATGATATCTAAATACCTTCCGTTGATGCAGACATTTGCTGATTCACCTAATTCAACTGGAACCATGAAGGCATTTACTAAGTATCTAAAAAGTCAAATAGATGAAAATATTTAAAAAGTTTGAAGAGAATCTTGAGTACCTGGGATTTGAATTAGCACCAGTTGCATGGGATTTAGCACGATTTGATTTTGAATCAGATGATGATCGTTATGCATTATTAGAAGAGTTAACTGCTGGAAGGGAAATTAATCCGAATGGGAATATGGGATGACTGGAGAGCTGAAACAGGCACAACTTCTACGCCTAACCCTTTAAGCAGAGTTAATGAATTTAAGAAAGAACAATTAGATAAAACTGCTGTAGGTAAGGTAGAAGAAAAAGTTGGTGCTGGCATTGCCAGTGGAATAGAAAAAGCTCAAGCTAGTCCATTTAGATTCTTAGTTAACCCTGCCCTTAATGTAATGGAAAAAGTTGGCGGTATGGTAAGTGCCGTTACTCAAACAGTTGCAACACCTTTCCTTGCTGCTGAAGCAGCACGTCAAGGTCAAACAAAAGGATTTGTACAAAGCTTTAGATTTGCTAGAGAGCAAGCCAAGAAGGTTTCAATGGGTCAGGCTCTTGCCACCCAGGTTGGTCAAACAGTTGGCGCATTCTTGCCAGACCAAATTACACCTACGTTCATGGATAAAGACTTTAACGTCTTTGATGACAAGCAAAGAAACCAAGCATATAAAAATGAATTTCTTGGATGGCTTGCATCTGGAAGTACTGACTTAGGACTTGCCCTACTTGGAACTAAAGGTGCTGGTAGTGCAGTTAAAGCAGCAAAGACCTCAGCACTTGGTTCTGAAAAGATAGTAACCAAAGCTGATCAAGATCTATTTAAAAAGAATTTAGAAGATGCAGTTGCATGGGGTGCTCGAAATGATGGGACTCCACCACCTACAGGATTATCTAAATTAGTAGATGATGCAGTTAAAACAAAAGATGTAAGTAAGATTATTGCTAACCCATTAGTATCTAATGGATCTAACCCTAATCGCTCTGCAGCGATTATGGCTCGCATTGATAACCATAGAGATATGGCAGATTATCTATTAGCTGAGCGTGGAGATAAGTTAGCTTTCCAAAGATTTTTTACTAAATCACCTTTAATGGCTGATCACCTAGATAACTATGGAATGAATAATATAGATCCAATTTCGGATCTATCCAAGATTCATACAGAAGCTTTAGATCCTAAGTTAACACCTAGATATCAACAACTTATCGAAGATAAGAAAGCAAGAGACAGAGAATTTAGATACGCCTTAGAAGGTTTTAAGGATGATATTAACGTTGGTCAGTTCTCATCTTATCGTCCAGGTAAGTTTGCATCTATTGAATCAGTTAAACTTGCTAAAGAAAAGATTAAACTTGAAGCCAAGTTTGGTGATCTAAAGTTATTTGGTAAAGATGGTGGCAACGGTTGGCGTACTCAGGTTTACCAATCAAATCCATATGATCGTGTTATTCGTACTATTGCTTGGGTAGGGTCAGGTCGCCCACAGGGAATGATTAATATATCAAACCCACGTAAGTATGAATCTGCAATGGATGTGCTTTCAGATCTAAACCGTCTACAAATCCTTCGTGGTCAAGAAGGTACTGACTTTAAACGTAAAATGGTATCTAGGTTTTTAAATGCCCAAGATGATACTCAACGTGCTATTGCCTTAGATTACATTGAACAACAGGTAATGTTAAAACTAGCTAAGTTTGCAGGTGCTGGAGATGTTCAAGATATTAGAACCGCTGCTGACCAAGTTAAATTAATTACTAATTGGCATGCTGCAGTTAAAGGTCGCCGTCAAACTATTAAAGAATATGCCACAAAAAATGGTTTTGTTCCAGATGAAAACGGTGGAGTTAACGTAAGTAATTTCTTTTCTATCTCAAACGAAGCATCAATCATTCCAATGCTTGATTTCCGTAAGTTGGAAATAGAAGTTATATTAAATTCTAAAAGAGTTTTGGGTGAAGTATCTCCAATTACCTCTGGGCAAGTTAAAGGAGCCGTTGCTTCTAAAGCCCTTATGGGTACTGGTGAGTTTTTAGATTTATCAAACGCTGTATTCAGCAACTTAAACCTTATTCGTCTTGCTTACATACCAAAGAACTCTATGCTTGATCCGTTTGCTAGAGCAAGTATGGCTCTTGGTAACCTAAGTCTACTTAAAAATGTACTTCCAGGTATAAACAATCTTGTTCATAATGCTAGTTTAAGAACAGATATGGCAAAAAGATTTATCCCAGGGTCTCCTTCTAACCATGCTCGTAAAATGGAGAAGCAAGCTCAGAAAGAAATGGACATTCTGGCTAACCAATTAAAGCCAGTAGTCGAAACATGGGAAACTGCTCAAAAAACTTTTGATGCTGCAGAGATAAAGCTAAATGCTGCGATAGCAGCACAGGCAAAAGCTGAAGCAGCACTACGCAAATCAACTAAAACTAATAAAGCGGATCTTACTGCAGCTAAAAACAATGCAGACTATGAGATGTTTAAAGCCCAAAGAGAATATGTTGATGCAGATGATGCGTTAACCAATAGTGCTGACATGGTAAATGGTGTTTCTTCCTTAATGAAGAAACATAGAGATGTTCTTACTACTGCTGCAACACATAGAGCAGAGTTACAACAGTACAAATACCTAGGACAAGATAAAGAAATCCTAGAAGTTAATGGTAAAAAGTACACCATTGATGGTTTGGCTGATCCAAACATCCGTGGAGCCAGTGCTTATCTGGCTGAGATGGATACTGCTGCTAACTTTATTAATACTCAGACACAATCACAGATTTCTAGACAATTAAGAGCCGATGGAACAAGGTTTGTAACCATTCCTCGTAATGATGTTAAGCCATATATGAATGCCTTGACTCACATAGCCAATCGTCAGATTCGTCAAGAGTTAGATATGCCATTAGGTATGTTATTTCGTGGTGATTCACCAATCGAAATTGTTAGATACTTATATAAAGACACTAAAGGTGCTGAGTATCGCCGTCGTATGGAATCTCGTGCTGGTAGACCAATGGGTCAAGATGACTTCTTGAACTGGGCTACAGCAACTCAAGATAAATTGTTTAAGATGTATCCAGATCCTAACATTCGTCAGATTGTTTTGAATAGAAACGTCAGTATTGACGAAATGACTGCAGCATTAAAGAATAGACCAGATCTATTACCTGAAATTGATGGACCAAACATCGATCTATCTGATTTAAATCGTTTAGAGCGTGGTCTGGTTAAGACTCAAGGTGCTATTGATGCAGCCTGGAGAGTCTTAGCAGCATCTGAAAATAGAATGGTTCGTAATCCACTCTTCCTTACTTACGTAAGAGAAGAGATGAAAGATCTTATCGCAGCAGCACAACGAAATGGTATAAATCCATCAGATGCTGTAGTTAATAACCAGTTCCGTCAGGTTGCATATCGTAAAGCCACAGATCGTGTAGAGAGAACCTTATACTCCTCACGTCGTTTAAGTAATGGTATGTATGCAGCACGGTTTGCAATGTCTTTCCCTCTAGCATTCTTTAACTCACAGGCTGTGGCTCTTCGCCTTATGGCAAAGAACCCAATGAACGCCTATTGGTATGGAAGTATTGCCAATGCCTTCGATAACTTCGAATCATATGAAGATGAAGATGGTAATACCTATAAGTCAATGAAGGATGTACCAGCAGGTAAGAATGTAACTGTTAAATATCCAATACCTTATGGAGATAAACTACCAAAGGTAATTAAAGATTCACTTAAACCATATACTGATTCTCGTGGTGGTGGATTAAAGTGGAATCCAAAGCAAATGGAGTTCATGATTGCTGATCCAAGCGTGTCTTGGTTTGGTGGAGTTACATTATCTGAACTTGTTAAGAATGGATTCACCGCACCAGGTGGATTATGGAAGATTTATGGCGAGGATATATCTGAAGGACTAAGAAGTACCTTTGGAGATGACTTCTATGAGAATAGCTTGCTTTATGCTGGCTATCCAATCGAAGGAAAGAATGCAGCAGCGACTGCAATCAATGCAATAGTTCCAAGTTATCTACAATCTTTAATTGATTCAGGAAAGATCCCTGGACCAATCGCAGCAGCAATGTCAGCAGTTGGTTTAGATAAGAGTGAGCGTTTCGCAGATGATGTGAATATGTTCTTTAGAGTTCAATACTCTGAATGGGATCGCAATGGTCGTATAGGTAATCCACCTAACATGGATTCTGCTGCTAAGGCAGCAGGCAATATGGCATTTATTAGATCTATAAGCCAGTTCTCTGCACCTATTGCCACAAGCTTTGATCCAGTAACTAGGGCTGCAACTCAATACTATAGCGACCTGGTAACTCAGTTTAATGGTGATTACGATAAGGCTCAAGATAGATTTGTTCAAGACTTTGGTGTTGACGGTCTAGCATTTATTGGATCTAACCGAAAGAATATAGCAGGAGTAGCAGCAAACCTATCCGATATCAAGATGCTACGTAATAACCCAGAGTTATTAGAGAGTATCGGTAGATACGATACTAAATTTGCACAGATGTTATCTACTGGTTATGGCGATTTAACGGATGAGTACTCAACCGAAGTTGCTGCTATATATAAAAGATTAAATTTTCCTGGTGGATATAACTCACCATTGACTCAACAAAAGAGTTCTGAAGAAGTAAGAGCATCTGTTGAGGCAAGACGTGGATGGTATGAATATGACAAGCTCTCTAAGTGGAGAGATGCCATGATGTATCAGTATGCCATTAAATCTACCTCAGAAGCTAGATACGAAACAACTGGCATGAAGGCATACTTTAATGACCAAGTTGCAAGAATCAGTCAAGAGTTTAAAGGCTGGGCTGACGAACGTCAGCAAGGTCAAAAAGACTTTTGGAATGTAACTGTTCCAGTAATTGAAGAGATTGTTAATAACCAGAAGTGGATGAACCATGCTGGTAAACAAACTAATAAGTGGAATGAAATTTCTTTCTACCTTCAACAGATTAAGCAATTTAAAAAAGAATACGACTTGGTTATGAACGATCCACGTCGTGAAAGAGATCTAAGAAGTCAATTGTCTCAATGGCACTTTGATTTTCTACAAGTAGCGGGAGATGATTTTGACGCATTCTCAGCAAGGTGGTTTGAAAACATGCCTCAACTAAGTACAGATTTGGTGGTGAGATAATGGCTGAACCAAGATACGGTCCTAATGGAGAAAGTCTAGTTCCAGGAACAGAAGCCTATAAAAAAGGTTCAAAGATTCCACCTCAATTTCCAGCAACATCAACTTCTACATCAAACTACCCTGGGTTTAGTTCTAATATTGCAGCAATTAATATCCCTGGCGTACAAAGATCAGTAACTGGTGATGAAGCTAAAGCCTGGTTTAAGTTCTTAAAGAATAATAACAAAGCACGTTACGATCAATTTATTGCAGAACTTGCAGCCAGAGGTGTTCCTAAATCCGCAGCACAAAAAGTGTGGAATGACGCAGTTGACTGGACTCAAGTAGTTGGTGGTGCAACATCTAACCCAGAAGACTACTTAGATATTTTAGATCCATCAGATTACCAAGGTGCTACCAAGAAGTATGGAACTACCAA